CATCCGTGTGCCGAACACCCCACCGAGCATTGATAATCCACAGCGTCCGACAACGTGGCGCATGTTCTCATTGGTTTTTCTGAACACCAGCGCGAGGAATGCACTTGTGATGATGCTAACGGTAATTGTCAGGTATAGGTAGCGTAGCACATCGTCTTGAACAACCATTGCCCCAAGGGTTGAGATCGACGTTGCTACGAAGGATGCAATCCCGAAAAACAGTTTCTCTTGAGTGTAAGTCATGATCTTTTTAGGTAGTGGGGTTTGCCCTTTGGCTGGCGTTTTGGAGTCCCTTTGAGCCTCGGTGAGTAGGACGCCCGAGTGAGGAAACAGCGGAATGTTTTGGTTTCGAGTAGTGGTAGATTCATGGCTCGACAGGTGGTTCAACAGGCGTTTCGACATACACGCCCTCGACCAGCGACACGCCAGCACGCCAGCAGCCAGTCGGGATGCGTGTGGAAAATTGCGCGGCGTATTGGGGCTTCTCGGCACAGATCGCGTCGAGGCTGGAATTGATCACAGCGGCGAACGCATCGCGCATCGCAAACCGCATTGCAGTCGTTTCCGGAACCTCATTGATCAGCGCGAGATAGTCGGACATCGGCAGCGCGTTGAGCTGGTCGTTTTGGTTTTTGAACGCACACGCGACAGCATGTGAAGCGCGGACGATTTCGAGAGTGCTGGAAGTCAGCATCTCAGTTACGGGGTCGGTTGTTGGGATGATACTCATGGCTTGCGGGTTGCGTTAAGGAATGACGAGCGATAGAAAAGCGTAGCAGTCGCGGTTGACGAGTTTTGCGCCCACTGGACAGACAGCCTGCCCGCCGTGGTAACGTGCATGATAAACTTTCCGCGTGCCATTTTAAACACATTGTTATTCGCAACGATTGATCGCGGGAATGTGAATGTGCTGCCACCACCAGTTGCGGGTCTGGTCGCTCCGAAAGTTGAGCTGACCACGCTATTTGCGCCAGTTGCGGTTTCGATAATACCGCCAGTTTTTGTGGCATCTGAAACGCCTGTGAACGCCAGCGACATTTTTGAACCTGATGTTCCACCGCTGCATTCAAAGAACGTCGCAAATTCTATCTCATACACGCCAATAGCAAGATCGTGAAAACAAACGTCGTCATCCGCCAGAGTGGTGTCGCTCGCCTTGCTTCCGTCGGATATGCGGAATGCAGTTTGCAAGCTGCCGTATCTCGCATCGGCCAATGCCCGCGTCATCAAATCATCCGTTGCCGCTGCGACTTGGTTCGGGGCTTTGAGTTGTCCGAGAAATGTGTTTGCGTCGGCTAATGATGCCTTCTCCGAGTCCAATTCTTCCAAAGCCGATTGCACGTTCGTCGAAGCAATCCCGCCTGCTGGCACAACGACTACTGCCGAAGCCGCGTTGGGGGCTGTTCCGGTAATGAGAGCAACCTGCGAAGCGCGGAAGTCGGTGACGTTCTCCAGTTGCGTGTTCTTAATCGCCGTCGATCCAGAGCTGCCTGCTCCGCTTGCATTGTATCGGAAGATCAGTCGATTGGCACAAAGCACCTCAGTAGCCTGAATGCCTTGCAGGTCGGCTGGCAATGAAGTGAGCGCCATACCAGCCTGCGCATTAGAGAGCGACGTATATACAGCCCTGTGTGGCATAAGGCGAATCGGATCGTCGAGATCGGAAGTGATCAACAACCAATAGCCAAACCTCTGGTCTTCGGTAACCGGCGTGATTGCACCAGAAGCGTTGACGTAGTTTGGGATATTGGTAGTGAAGAGGAATGGAAACCTACCATTGGACGTAGTGGTTACCGCCCTTGTGCCGTTGTAGTAGGTCACTGGGAAGACACCACCATTCGCTAGTGCAACTGAACCAACGGTCTGTGGGCCATGGTCTTGCTCCCATTTTAGTGTTCCACTGGTTCCATTGACGGTCAGGACTTCAATGTCCTCGTCGCGGATCTTGCCAGGGGTTATTCCTACCATCGTGTTCAGTCCGCTGGACGCAGGCGTTCCGGTCGTGGCGTTGTGAATTAGATTCAATCCGCTGTTGATAACGTATTTCGCGCCGGACGTGGTATGATTGTAAGCATGCGTGGCGTCGTCCATCGCAGTCGAATGGACTTCCCACAGTTTAAATACGGCAGATTGCGCTGTGGCATCCCATGTCAGATAGCAGATAGGCGCATGCAGTCCGATCTGCCATGCGGTCGTCGAGGCTTGCAGGGTCATTGTTCCCGCGACGTTTTCGTAATAGAAAAAGTAATTCGTGGACGTTGCGCCCGTAATCGTCTTCGTCTGCGATCCGGTGAGCGTGACGTATTTCGCAGTCGGGCCTGCATAAACATCGAACGTCGTCGCTGGCGAGATTGGCGCGATGGTCAGCGTTACGTTGTTGCCAGTATTCGTGATTGCGATGCTGACGGTTTCGGGTGAGACGATTCCGAAGCCTTGGAGTGACGGGATTTTGATTGCGCCACGGATGGCGTCGGGGTCTGTGCCGATTGCGGAAACGATATTCGCGTTGTTGATGTCGCTGGTTAGCGCGACCGTGCCGCCAGATCCTTTGACAATCGTAGTAATGAATGTTGAACCGTCATCGCTTAACCTAGCAAAAAGAGAGCAGTTTGAAGGGACGGATACACCAAACGCTGTGATGCTTGATGAGTGGCGATTGTGAACCCAGTAAGGGCCGATGATCTCACTTGGATTTGGGTATGGAGGATCAATAACAAACGTGGGCTGGATAATGGTATATCCTGCTGTTCCGCCAGCAGGCACAGTTACAGTCCTGACTTTGGTTATTGTTCCCGCTGATCCAAATGGAGCGACTGTGATAGGTGATGCTGTTTCGTTGACTGCCAGTGTTAATTCACTCAGTGGAATATCCGTCACATCCGCGCTTACGTGCGTATGAACGGCAGCAGCATAAGCTGACTCATCCTGATACGAATAGTTTGCCCATGCTCCAGAGTGAAACGATCTGCGAATCACTGTGCCAGCCGCGGTGTAGGCTACACCACCAATGGTTGCGGTTCCATTCCTTACGGCGACAATGAAGCCTTTGCCTTCAACTGGCGCTGGATCGGTGACAGTGAGCGTGGCCACAGCCGTGTAGGTTCTGTCATTCGCAGCGGTGAAGCTCGACAACTGAACTGAATCAATCGCTGATTTGAGATCAAGAGATGTCTGGGTGGCCGTGCTGACAGGTTTGTTGGCATCGCTCGTGTTGTCCACGTTCTCAAGCGCAAGCGCGGTCTTGAAGGCCGTAGGATCGGTGATGCCTCCTCCCTTGCCATTAACCATGTTTGACTGGCCGAAAACGACTGAGGAAAGAAGCGCAAAAATGAGGATGGTTTTGATCATAGATTCTGAATTTGGAGATATTCGTTAGTAGCAGTACCGACAATCACAATCTTCTGGAAGATCGATTGATCCTCATTGAAGATCACGGGGCTCAAGCCGCTGTATCGCATGACCCAGGTGGTAGCCGTATCCGCTTGATACCAGTCGAATGGGAATGCATCTCCGACTCTGCACCAGCGTCCGACGTAGAGAGGGTCGGTATCGTTGTCGATTGGTGCGCCTTCTGCGGTTGATCGGATGAGCGCCGGGATTCCAAGCACGGCTTGCGTAGCTGCAGGATCAGTTGCGATTGCTGCATTCACCGATGCATTGGTAACGTTGAATGGATTTGGAGGATGAGTCGTGATGATTGGGATTGATGGAGATTCCAATCGTGTCCCGGTCTGGTTTAAGACAAACGCGCCTTCTGCAACCGTTCTCGATTCTCCTTCATTTGCTCCAAGTCCGGATGCGCGGATGCTCCACAGATATGTTCCCGGAAGTGCCTCAAAGGCAGGATCTCCTTCCTCTGGATAATCAGCGTCCCGATGGGTATCGGCCCTCAAGACTTCGATAATTGCAATATTGCCAGCTACTTCCAATCCAAGGCCGGTTGCCTTTTGGAAAACTGACTGCGAATCAAGGTCATTGATGCTCGCTTTCACGCTGAACGTGAGGAGCCAGCTATCGTCAGGAAAAAAATCCCGTCGCTTCCAACGCATCGGCAATTGGTGAATTACAGTGTCGCCTATGTTTTGGGAAATTATCATCGCGATGGAGGGATTGGCTTTATGCAGGCTGCGCAATTGGTTGCTCGGCTGGTGCAGGGGCCGTGTTATGATCGTTTGGCGGGGCTTCCTCGATCGGTGGCGCAATGAGCCCCATCTGAGTAGCAACCATGACGAATTGTTGTTGCAGTTCCGGTGGCAGTAGGACGGCAATCGAATTGATATCCAATACTGGCTGGCGAACAATTTCGTCTGCTCCATTGAATCCAAGCGATTGCAGGGCTTGAACAAAAATTGGGCGGGTTGCCTTCTTCTCTGCTTCTGGCAAGCCAAGGTAGCTTTGGATGAAGGTGATTGCGCCTTGGGAGTTTTGAAGCTGAGTTTGGTTCTGACTCTGCGTCAGTGTCATGCTGACATTCATCCGCATGCCCCGGACGTCGCCGCGTTTGATTTCAAGCAGCTTTGGTTCGCGGTTTTCGCTCCAAGTAAACGTCTCGTCTTGGTCTTGGTTGGCGTAAAGTAGGCAAACGGCATATTCGAGCGGCTTGGTTAAGGCCTCTTTGATATCGTCGATCGGGCATTTTAGCAGGGTAGCGCCGCGGCTGATGATCTGGTTGACGCCTGTGGCGGTGTTTACTTCCGGCACTCCGGCGAGTTCGCCCTGGGCGGCCGATGTGATGCCGGTTCGCATCTGGGCCATTTGCATCATCATGTTCATGATTTCAATGCTCCGGCTGGAGACATTGGGCATGCTCATGAAGCTGAAAACGTCGTCGATCTTCTTGCCGGATTTGAGTTTCCAGAGCTTGTCAGGGTGAACAAGGACTTCTCCCTCCTCAATATCTTCATCGATGGCTTCTGGGTCGTATCCGCCCATTGGGGTCGATGAGGATCTGTCCTTGTAGGCGACAAGGTTGAATTGCTCGTCAATGAAGGTCTCGACGTCCTCGAAGCGTTCAAAGTATCCCTTGCCTTGGATCCGGTTGGCTACTTTGAACCACGGGACGGAATAGATGGGAAGCATTGCCGCTGGCGTGTGATTGGCCAGGTAATCGAGGTCGAGGATGACTTGGAGGTCTGGAGAGAAGACGCACCGGATGCGGATAGGTTCGCCTTTGATGCCCTTCGGGTTGACGCGCATGTAGCCTTCGACAAGTCGGATTTTGGGGTTGGCGTTTTCCTCGGATGAAAA